TCGATCTGTCGAGCGGCTACACGGTCAACGACGTTTCCATGACGGCAAAGACCATCACGCTCAACACGTTTTTCGGATTCGTTTACGGATTCACGGACGTCGAGCGCAGCAAGTCGTCCATCATGCTGAACGAGTTGTTCATCCAGCCAGCATTGCAGGCACTTGGCAACAAGGTGTTCGGTGATCTCTGGAACTTGGTCACGGCAGCAAACTTCGCACAAACCGCGCTCAACACGACCGCCGGCGATTTTGATCGCTCGGATTTGGCCGACTTGAGCGCAACGCTCACGGGTGACCTGAAGGCGCCTAAACAAAACCGTTCGGTTGTTCTCAACCCGACCTACTACGCGTCTTTGGTGAAGTCCCTTAACAGCGCTGAAATCCCCGGGATCACCGCGGACAAGGCCGAGGGCGTTGTTCCTCGCGTTGCAGGGTTCGACGTTTACCAGACGGACCTCGCAGACGCTAACGGGACCGAGTATCTCCAGGGCTTTGCTTTCCAAAAAGCATCCCTGTTGATGGCTGGCCGTTCGGTCGACTCCACCGGCGCCGCTGCGGCTGGCGTTGAAGTGGCCGACGTTGTGATTCCTGACCTCGGACTGCCCGTGCAGTTCCGCAAATGGTACGACCCAGACCTCGGGGTGCTCAAGTATTCCTGCGGCATCCTGTACGGGATGAGCGTTGGGCAGAACTTCGGCGTTCGTATCATCAACGACTAATTCAACCCGCTTGGGCCGCCCCTCTAAAACGGGGGCGGCTTTTGGCTTTCCAGAGATCACCATGACCAAAATCGCTTTTGTGACGCGCCGTCTGACCGGAGCAAAGCCTGAGATCCTTTTTTCATCCGACAAATCCGCCGAGGCCGTCGAGTTTTACCGCGCATTTAAAGGCACCGGAGAAATTTCACTTTTCGTCCACCCTACGCCTGAGCGGACCAAAAAACTCAAGTCCGAGCCGGTGGCGGCGGAACTCATTCAAGACGCACCCAAACGAGGCCGCAAAGCTGTCCTGTGACGTTTCACGCCATCAACGCAGAGGCCGCGCGCAAGTCGATTGACTTTATGGGGCAACCCTTTGTTTACAAGGGGACGACCTATAAAGGAATCATCAACGAGTTGACCGCGGACGGGGAATTGCAAATTGGCGGAAATCGCGACACTTTTGCCGCGTCGGTTTACGTCCGCAAAAACTCGTTTCCCGTCCCGATGATTGGCGACCGGATTACGGTCTCGGGTGTGGATCGCTACATCGCATCCATCGCATCGGATCCAATTTCGTACACTCTCACGCTCGAGGACACCACCCAATGATCGACCTCCCCTTGTGTCAGGCTATCCGCGAGACGCTCAGTCCTGATTTCCCTGGCGTCTTCATCGGGGTGCCGCATGAGCCGGCGTCGGTTACGATTCCAGCGTGCATCCTCAACCTAAGCGGCGACGCGGTGGTCGGGGGACCGTTGGTTCGGGGGTCCCTCGAGGTGACCGTGATGACGAGCTGCAACGAGTATTCGACCGACCAGCACGCGCAGCTAGTTAAAGACGTCGCGGAGGCCGTGCGGGATGTCGTGGTCGAGTCTGAAGTGGTTCAGCTTTACGGGGTGGTGCCTACTTCCACGAAATCTGAAACTGACGGGAATCATTTTCAAACAATTCTTACCTTCATCGTCGGCTACGGTCCGACAGAAAGTTGACACCATAAAAAACTGTATGCCTGCTTCATTTGGAATCACCGACCAATTCGGAGGAACCGCGCCATCTGGCGGATGGGTTCAATCAACGGAATCAACCGAAACTTGCGAAGTGGCAACAATTCGCAACGAAGCCGGCGCAACTATTGCAGCGCAGGCAAAGGGCGTCGCAACAAAAGTCGTCGTGATCAAGTCCAAGGGCGACGTTTCCGTGACCGCCCCCAGCACGGGCAACGTGGGATCCGGTAAAGTAACAAGCTCGAAAATCACGGAATCAAACGACGATTTTTCCAGCGCGGAAGTCACGTTCACATCTTACTCCACAATTTAATTATGCCATCCGCAAACGGTTTTGGAATTACTCTGGTGGCCGACACTTTGGCTGAGAGCGTCGACGTTTCCTTTGAGACGGACGTTAAGGTGCTGATCGACAAGAGCGGCGAATTCAGCCAGGCGCAGGTTTATGACGTGACCGGCACCTTTTCTGTTAAGGGCAGCGGCACAACCGCAATTGCAGTCGGATCCGCGTCGGGCGCCCCTTCCAATCTATCTGGCAAGGTGGTTGTGACGAGCGTTAAGAAGTCTCAAAGCAACGAAGACTTTGAAAAATACGAGTACAGCGGGACCTGCTACTTAAGCGCCAGCTAATCACCCCGGCGGGGATACGCACGAGATCACAAATGAAAATCGGACAGACCATCGACTTCATTAGGGACAACGAAAACCCAGTGAAGTCAAAGAACACCAGGACAATTGCGGCGGCGCTTTCATGCGGCTGCAAATTTGCGGAACGCTCGTTCCTTGACACCATCGAGCAGACCGATGCCGGTCCCAAACGGACAGTCACTTGGAACATGGACGGCGACCAGAAAGCCGTTTTTCGCCCAAACTTCCAAGAGGAGGCGCTTACCTTTACCGAGGTCCGCAAACGATACGAAGATTTACAGTGGTGCGAGGCAAATCCCGACCATCCGATTTCGTACCTTCGCGCGTTCAACGACAACTTGAACCGACTCACGGATTTTGTGAAGCAAAGCAAACCGCTCGCGCTAATCCGGCGGGGAAACCGGATGGTCCTCATCCCTCAGGACTGCGACCAGGCTAAGAAGGAAAAGTTTCTCGCAATGCTATGAACCGCCCCAAAGAAAACGAAGCAGCATTTTCAGAAGGCGAGCAACAGGTCGGCAAACTGCGGCTCAGACCGTTCACCATCGGCACGCTTTCCATCTGTCGGCAATTAAAGCTCACGATGTTTATCGGATCCGAGGAGGGGACACCGGAGCTAGACCAGCAGCGGCAAATAATGGCATTTGCTTGGGCACAGTCCGCGCCCCTCGGGGAGGTGCTCCGATGCATCCGCACGGGCAAATGGGTGGAGGCCGTCGAGGAGTTTGAATTCACGATTGAACCCAGTCAGATCAATGAAATCGTTTCAGAGATCAACCGCATCTCACAGTCGGTCAAAGCGGCGGCGGTCGAAGTGGAGGAGAAGCCGGGGCACGGCACGGAGAACGCGCCCCCAAACTGATCAAGCCAGAGTATACGGCGGCGTTGACCTTTACTCTGGCGAAAGAAACCGGATGGACCGAAAACTTTATCCTTTGGCAACTGCCGATGAGTCGAGCGCTTCAGTATTACCACGCCGCACTCTGGAGCAACGGCGCTTGGACCGTTCCTCCGCGGGAAGCGCCCCGGGCGGAGTTGGAACAGCTTTTTCAGGCCTTTGACAACCTGAGCGACAACGATGATTAAGACCACCGTCAAAATGTCGCGTTTCTTTGACGCGCTGGATGCCTACAGCCAAGGATCCAAAAAGAGCTGGGAAACACTGTTTTTGAAGCAATGCGAGCAGATTGGGAAGCAGATTATAAAGGTGACTCCACCAATGCAGGCCAATAGACTCGGCAAAGATTCTTTTGCGACAGCAAAGAAGCGGGGACAGGCTGCGGTTCAGTCGGACATTCTTCGGGTTTTCAGTCCGTTCAATGAAAACTTTGCATCGCGCTTTCACGGGAAAGCTGTCGTCAAATTTGAGTGGGACATGGAGCGGATCCACATGCAAAATCGCGTTCGAGGTCGTGTAAAGGGGAAGGTTCGCGACATTCCAGCGGAGCAAGACATTTTGACCGCCTACATCAAGCGAAAAAAGAAAATGGTTGGGTATTTAGCATCGGGCTGGAATTCTTTAATAGGAAAAGCAAAAGTCACCGGCATTCCAAACTGGATCAAAGACAAAAACGCAGGGGGTGCGGCGCAGATTGTCGCAAGTGACCGCATTTTAAAATTCTTAGCAACCAACAGCGCCCGATTTGCGTCCAACCTTCGCGGCATTGAGCGCTACATGCAAATTGCGGTTGATCAGCAGGCAATTAACCTTTGGAAGCAGGTGCGGCGAAATCAAGAAAGACTTCAGGCGCGGATGACAGCCAGGACAAAATAGTATGGCAATCCAAGTAGGTTTTGAAATCGACGTTGCAGGATTCAAACGCGGAATCGATCAGGTGCGGTCCGCGTCAGCAACTTTGCAGACTGGAATCGGCACGGCAATTAAAGGCGCCGCGGCGGCGTTTGCAGCAGGGTCTGCGGTCATTGTAGCGGCAGCGCATGGAATGTACGACGCAATGAGCCAGGGCGGCGAATTGGTCGACCTTAGCGAACGCACCGGGCTTGCAATCGACAAGCTAATGGAATTGCAGTTTGCTTTCGACCAAGCTGGGATCGGGGCGGCGGAAGTCGGACCACTGGTCAACAAAGTGCAAAACGCCATTGCCGACGCAGCGGCAGGATCTGCGGCGGGGCAAAAGGTATTTGCTGACCTCGGGCTTTCCCTTGAGGAGCTGGGGACGATGGATGCGGCGGCGCAGATGGAAGCCATCGGGCAGGCAATTGCAGGCATCGAGGACCCCATTCGACGGACACAGGCATCGATGGACATTTTCGGGAAGTCGGGCGGCAAAATGCTGGCGCTATTTGCAGCCGGAGGATCCGCTGAAGCCAAGGACGCACTTGGCAAGCAAGCCGAAGTCATGGCGAAAAACGCCGCCTATTTTGATTCGATTACCGACAAGCTCGGGACGGCGGCAATCAAGATCCGCGGACTTTTCATCGGCATGGCTGCGGAGCTTGTGCCGGATTTGCTCGATGCGGCAAACAGGTTGAACGCACTTGATTTTACCGACATTGGAAAATCAGTCGGATCCGCCGTGGCAACAATTGTGGATTTATTCACAAGCGGAATGATTAGTGATGCTTTTTACATCGGATTGAAAATTGCGATTATGAAAATGATCAATTTATTTGTGCAGACTTTTGTAAACGCCGTCGCAATCATAGAAACTCCGCTTGTTGCGCTTTTTGCTTTTATTGTAAGCGCACTTGAAGACCCTTTGAAAATGGCGTTCAACAAAGCGGGAGCGGTGCTTTTAGAGGCAGCAGGCAAAACACTTGAAATGATTGGCGCTGGATTGCAAAAGTTTTCATCAACGCGAGAGCTTGGCAAATCAGTCACACAGACAGGACTGGACACGCAATGGAAAGCGATCGACATGGAAACCGCAGCGGAAAACATCCAGGGCAATATGGGTGGATTTAGCGGCATCATGGAAAAAGCAAAATCCGATGCGATTGAAATTGTCGGGATGATGTTTGAGGAGACACAAGGCATTGATTTGTTCAGCGACAAAACGAAAGCCGAACTTGAAGACCTGAAAACAATTTGGCAGCAATCCCAGTCGTCCGCTCAATCGGCAAAAGACAAACTTGCGCCTGCTGAACCAAGAAAAGGAACCGGCGACGGATTGACTGTTGTCCCGCCAGCAGGCCGGGGGCAATCGTTTGAAGCAATTACCTCCTCAATGGCACGCATCGGCGGCGGCGGATTGACCGCGGGAATGTCGTTCACAGTGTCGCCAATGGTGGACCAGCAAAAGGTCACTAACGGGCTTTTAAAGCAACAGAACGAGCTAATGCTCAGACAAGGACCAACCTCGGGCGTGATGCTCGCCTAATTTATGCCAGCAACACTCGTTAAAACGGAAATCGTCTACAACACCAGGGACAATTCAAAAACAACGACCGAAACCTACGAATCGTTCGACGGGTACGGAACCGAGGTTGACGGCAAAGCCAACCGAAAATTTAGTCACGAGGGCGGTGTCTACCGATACTCAGGGGACACCATTGAATATTTTGAGGGGACCGGGCAAACCTCGGGCGGCGGCGGCGGCGGCGGGGACATTTATTCCGTGGACATTTCTACCGGCACAGAGCCGATTGAAACGCATCCAAGGTTTGCTTCAATTTCGCAAGACTTTTGGAGATATTGGGAAATCTGGAAATCAGATAAAACAAACGATTTGCTAAAAGCGTCAAACTTAACCGGAGATTACACAAGCAAAGTTACAAAAGGATATTGGGATCCGTTCAAATTTGACGTGGCGCCAATTTCTCAACTTGTTTTTCTTTGGCAACGTGGCACGCGAGAATATTTAGTGCCGAAGGTCGTTTCTCGGCATCAAACTTCAGGCTCCCCGTCAAATCTTTCAAAAGTAGGAAAAATCGACACCCCTCCGTATACAGCAGGAATTAGCCGTGAATGGTTATTTAGCGGCGCATCCTCGCGATACAACGTGGCCACAGGGACCTTCGAAACAACCTACGAATGGTTGGCCGCTGGACCTAAAGGGTGGGAGGATTACATCTACGGAGCGGGATCTGGATAATGATACCAAAATTCTATTCAGGCCAACCTGTACGCGCTAGCGACTTAAATGCGCTCGCCGAAGAGATCCGCAAAAACGAGATCACCAAGTTCAACGGCGGCACGTTTCAGCGGAACACGGGGGGCACATCTTTAACGGTCAACGCAGGCGGCGGCGGCGGCGGGGGCGGAGCAGATGCGTCTTACCACCCATTTCAAATCATCGACGGATACCCTGTCGAGCAGGGCGGGGTCGTTATTCGGGTTAGCGGCAACAGTTGGTTAACCAACATTGAGACCGGCGAAAAGATCACCATCGTGGGGCTTGGAGCCGCGCCAGGATCGCCGCAGGATAACGCGAACGACCAAGGGCAATTCCCGTTACCGGCAATTGGGGAATACATCTGGCTGACCGTTGAATGCCAAGGGCTCAACATCATCGGCGCGACCATTGAATACGGCGCAGTCGGAGCGGCGCCCAATTGGGCAGACTTTCCCAAGCCGGTCGAATTCGGGGAAGGGTCGACAATTAAATATGCCGGGTATACTCGGGTTGCAATAGCCCAGGTCCACGCGGAGAATTCCGACTACGTGACCGGGATAAGCTACACAACCGAGACCGGAGAGGTGCGCGTCGTGCGACAACTGGTTACGACGCACCTGGGGATTCAGTGGGGCATCGTTGAATCGACCGTGGCGCCTTTGCTGGTTCCGTATCACGCATCGCCGCAGATCGCTGCACCGCCGCCACCTGAACCGTGATCACGACAAAAACTGGAGCATTTTATCCGGCGATACCTCCGTATCATGCCGCGCAAAAACTGCACGGGCTACTGATCGACGAAGATCCGCTGTCCGCCATTGACCCACAAACCTGCAACATCCCGCAGGGTAGCAGCGTGGACTTTGTCAAAATGCTGAATCTGCTTTGGCAAGTAAAGTCGTTTGATGTCGCGACTGAGTGGGATTTCAACACGCCGCCGGAAATTGAAAACTCCACGGTAACTTATTACCCGTCAAAATCGGGACAAAGCACTCAAGAAAATGTCACTCTGATCGATCCTAAACTCGGGCCGGATCCAGAAAACCCAACGGGACCACAGATCCCGACAAACCCGTGGCGTGATATTGCGCTCGGGCTTGTGGTTGGAAATATTGCTTTTGTCGAGACTCCATACCCAGAAGACCGCGACGAGGCACGAACACAACTTCGCGAAACATACGGGGGCTTGTACGCGGAACCGTTTAGGACCGTAACTATTAAATCGGAATCCCCTTATCCTGAAGAGCGGGACAACTTGGTTGATGATTTCAATTTTTATTTTCAAGACTGGACTGAAAGGACGCAGGCAATTCTCGACAAATTGCAGGGGAACACAACGGCGGGAGGATTGAAATGGATTGCGGAGATGCAGCGGCACCTTGAAGTGATTCCAGAAATCAAAACAGAATTTGAGAACCAATATCTGACCCCGTTGATTGCGGCGATGGATGCAACTTTTGCGGCGCAGGGCAATTCAGATCCCAATTTTACGCTGGCAAGCACTGCAAAAAGTCAAAACTTTGAATTGAGAAACGCCATCACACGACAAGAGGACATCGAGCTTTTTGAACTCTACCGAGGATTTGAGCAAGGGCTGGATTTTCTGGGGTGGCATTATCAAAGACGATTCGGCGTTGAATGCTTTGCTTCACAGCGTGGGTTTAACTCAGAGTCAGGCGTTTTCCCGTGTGGTTTTTACTTTGAAACCGTGGCGTCGGAATACTTGTCGGCGATTTTGTTGACCGAAAGGCAAGAATTTAGGTGGACGCTCGAATCGACAACGGAATACGAATACCCGACAAAATTCGGGGAAACAATTTCAACCGGAAACACAACGGCAACAAAAACCCTCGAGTTCCAAAGCTCGCTGATTGGGACCGACGCAACCAGAGTTCGCAAAGAAGCTCTCAACATGTTCGGGGGCGGATCAGTCAGCGGCGGAGCCTTTTCGGAGCTTGAAAATCCGTTGCCTAGTGAAATTCTCGGGGTAAGCGCGGCGTTTGTAAACCTGTACAACGCTCAGACCGGGCAACCACAAGAGGTTGATGACCCTGAAAGCTACGGTGCCGAGGCGGATGAATACGTTTACGCGGGACCCTACTTTTCCGGCAGAAATTGGAACGGCGCACGCAATTTCTTTGCCAACATTTCCGACGCGTTGATTGCAGCGCGGGAGACAGAAACCGCACAGATTGGAATGTTTCGCTTTAAATCGGCTGACGACGATGTGATTTATGAGACGCCAATTTACGGAAATCCGTTCATCTGGACGCAGCACGACATCACATTCAAGGTGAAAAGTCTCTGGAACGACCCCGCCCCGTAGCGTTGACAATTGGACAGAGGCATGGCCGCAGGACTCTATAATTTCACGATTGAAGAAGGCGCCGACCTCGCGTTCGGGGTCCGCGTCAAAATCAACGACGACCAGCAAAACCTTTCCGATTGGACGTTTAAAGCGCAGGTCCGCACTGCGGTCGATGGGGAGCTGATCACAAACCTTTCGACGGAATTGTGCGAGGACAACGAGACGTTGCGGATAGGGCTGGACGGAGTCGTGACCGACGAGCTGGTCGGGCAAGCGGCACGCTGGGACCTTTTGGCGATTACAGGCGATGGGCGGCGGATCCGATTGGTTGAAGGACGCGTCACAATTTCGGGATCTGTTTCAGAATTATGAGCGACTGTCAAAACTGCAACAGCGAACAAGATATCATCGTCGTAGAGATTCTAGCGGGCGCACCAGGGGCTGCGGGCGGACCGCAGGGAGTGCAGGGTGCGACGGGCAGCACGGGGCAGCAAGGCCCTAGCGGCGTTCCATCCACTGTTGCGGGACCGCGCGGAAATACGGGCGCCACCGGACCGCAAGGGGTGCAGGGCAACGTGGGGGCGTCGGGCGCTACCGGACCGCAGGGGGTGCAAGGCGAGTCGGGTCCGGCTGGAGAGTCCATCGTCGGGGCGACGGGGCCATCGGGGGCTCAGGGCGGACGCGGTGACACCGGCGAACGGGGCGCTACGGGTCCCGCCGGCGAGTCAGGACTTTCGGTGACCGGACCGTCGGGACCGCAGGGTGCCAAGGGTGATACCGGCGAACGCGGAGGAACGGGGCCAGCGGGCGCGTCGGGGTTATCCGTGACCGGACCCGCAGGGCCATCCGGCAGCGTGGGCGCTACGGGCGCCAGCGGTCCGGCTGGAGCGTCGGGGTTGTCGATTACCGGACCATCGGGTCCTCGCGGAAATACCGGAGAGCGGGGCGCTACGGGTAGTACCGGACCACAAGGCCCTAGCGGACTTGCAATCACGGGGCCAAAGGGTGATACCGGAATTTCATTGCAGGGACCCAAGGGGGACACGGGGCAGCAGGGGCCGACCGGCGCCAGCGGTCAGTCGATTGTCGGCGCTACGGGCGCCACAGGTGCGGCTTTTACGGGTGCAACCGGAAGTCGGGGCGCCACCGGATCTACGGGGCCAGTCGGGGCAAGCGGTCAATCAATTACCGGAAACACGGGTGCGTCGGGCGTCAAGGGTGACACCGGATTGCAGGGGCCTCAAGGCGCTACGGGTGCATCTGGGCAATCTATCGTAGGCGATACAGGTGCGAGCGGTTTGCAAGGCCCTTCGGGACTGTCGATTACCGGGGCCACCGGACCACAGGGCGCCACCGGAGCCAGCGGACAATCGGATCGCTACGCAACGACCTCAAGCACATCAATGTCGGTCGCTACCGGCGCAAAGACTTTTACGGTCGAGCAAAACCTGTCTTGGACTAATTTGCAGCCAGTCGTGATTGCCAACGAGGCGGGGACGGCAAAAATGCAAGGCAGCATTTCGGGATACACCAAGGCGACCGGCGTGATGATTGCGAACGTGACCAGCGTCACTGGCACGGGAACTTTTGCAGCGTGGCAGGTTAACCTCGACGGGATTGCGGGGGTGGCAGGGGAGACGGGGCCACAGGGCGCTACGGGTGCCACCGGACCAGTGTCCACCGTTGCAGGACCATCGGGTGCGACGGGCGCGACCGGACCAGCGTCCACAGTCTCGGGACCCTCGGGGGCAACGGGGCCTAGCGGCTTGCAGGGCTTGCAGGGGGTGCAGGGAAATACGGGTGCAACCGGACCAGTTTCAACGACTCCTGGAGCGACGGGCGCTACGGGGCCACAGGGCGACGCTGGGGCGGGTATCAACATCAAGGCGCCGGTGCGCGCAGCGACAACCCTCGCGTTAAACGCGACCAGTCAAAACAATCACCAATCGCTGATTGCGGTAAATGCCGGGGCGCTTGTCATTGATAACATTTTGGTACAAGTCGACGATGAGGTGCTGATCAAAGACCAAGAAGACGCACGGCAAAATGGGATCTATGTCGTGATTGACTCGGGCGGGGTGACCCCGTTCCACCTTGACCGCCGCGGCGACTCAAACACAAATTCAGAAATCAATCTGGGGGATGCAGTCTCTGTTTCCAGCGGGTTAGTCAATGAGGCGACGTCGTGGTATTTGGTCACAGGCGGCAACATCAACCTCGGCACAACGCCACTTGTTTGGGCGATTTACAGCAAAGTCGGAGCGACGGGCGCTACCGGACCGCAGGGAGCGACGGGTGCAGCATTTACGGGGGCGACCGGAGTTCAGGGCCCAATTGGAGCTTCAGGCATTGTTTCACCTGCACTTTCAACTGCTATCCAATACAGCGGGACAGGATCACAGACGGCATTTACAAATTTGGGATCATCGTTTGCTGCTGAAGCGTACCTTGTCACCATTGACGGGGTACTGCAAAACCCGCGACTGGCTGGGACCGCTTACACCATTGGGTCAGCCAACAATGGCACAATTACATTTAATAGCGCCCCATCAAGCGGCTCGGAAATTATTGTCCGCTTAGTTTACGGCACGCCAGGCACGAACGGAACAAACGGAGCAACGGGCGCCACCGGAGCACAAGGACCGCAGGCGGCGGTCATTTCGCAACTTAATCAAACGAGCAGCTTTACAGTTGGAGAAACTCACCTCGGTAAATTAACAAGCTGCACTAGCGCAAACACCATTACAGTAACGCTTCCAGACAACTCAGGCATTGTAGATGGATCGCAGTTTATGTTTGTGCGGCGAGGCGCGGGGCAGGTTGAATTTGTTTCAACTTTAACATTGATTGCGCCACAGGGTTATCTTCTTTTCACCGTGGGATCCGTTGCAGTTGCAACAAAACTGTCATCAACGGAGTGGCTTATCACTGGCGACTTTCAATGATTAATCCACTTGGAAAATCACTGGTTGCAGGGTCTCGCAAAAGCCTTTTTCGATGGAGGCAACGCGGACCGGACATCGACTCAGGATCTGCGGTCGTTACTCGATTTGGAGAACGCAGCGCAATGTCCAACGACGGGGACATCATTGCAATTTCTGGAATAGAAAACACAATTGGGTTTGTGCAAGTTTATAAATGGGACGGAATAAAATACGAACCACTTGGGTCTAAATTAAGCTACGGACAGGCAAATGATGAATTTGGTTTCTGGGTTGACCTAAACTCCAGCGGCACACGACTATTGGTTTGTGCAGCAGAAGCAACAAACAGGGCATTCATTTACCACTTTAACGGAACCGACTGGGTGTTAAATCGCACATTTCAAAAAGTTGGCACACAATCAACTGGAATTGCATGTATTTCAATTAGCGGAAGCGGAAATCGTCTAGTCCTTGGTGAAGGTTATTTTGGATCTGCGTATTTGTGGGAATGGGATGGAACGCAATGGAATTCGCTTGGAAGGGTAACCGATGGGCAATCTGGACTAAAGGGGCTTGGTGTTACAATTTCTGGAGACGGATTTACATTAGGGTCTTCAATAAACGGGTTTAGCATTTTTCGCGTAGAAAGCTCAGGGAGCACTCAAAGACTGAGCTGGGACGGAAGCGGAGCTGGAACCCCCACAAGTCCATTAAAAAGAAATTGGCTTAATGAAGATGGGTCGATTTTTATTGACGAAGAAGGACAGAGCCTTGTGAACACCTCTGAACTTGCGCGATATCGGGAACCAGCGCCTTCGACAGCTTATTTAAATATTCTCGACACAAGAGTGCCCGCAATGAATTTGCCAAATACAATGATGTCCAAAACGGCGAGAATGATTTCAAATCAAATTATTTCTGGAACTTATTTCACGAGAGTTTATGACATCACTCCAAGTTACGAAAATGGATACACCAAGGTCGGGCAAGACATTCCACACACGGGAGACTCATTAGGGTATGGGCCGACTTCGCCATGGACCATTGACCGCGCATATCCAGCGATCAGCGGTGACGGAAACACAATTGGCAGAGGTCAATCCAGCCGTCCTAATTCATTGCCGTACCAAACGGGGAGCCAATCATACACCGTCCACCGACTCACAATTGAGTAATTTGACACCCACCACGTTTTTATGCCGCTGACAAAAGTTTCAAGCTCGATGATGAAGGAAACCGGTCTCACCGCCGGTACTTACGGCGGGGTGACGTACGATGCCGCAGGACGCGCAACTGCGGCGCCTGGACCGTTTGGAGGGGGGGGAACGGATGTGCAGGTTTTTACTTCAAGCGGCACCTGGACAAAACCCGCGGGCGCAACCGCAGTCGAGATTCAATTGTTGGCTGGCGGCGGCGGTGGTGGATCTGGTCGAAAAGATGCGTCAACGACAACCGTGGTTAAATGCGGCGGGGGGGGCGGGGGCGGGGGCAGTTGGCTGAACGTTACGCTAAACGCTGACGCGCTCGGCGCAACAGTTGCAGTCACTGTTGGTGGCGGCGGAAATGGCGGGGCAGCGCAAAGTGGCAACGCAGACGGAAACAACGGGAGCGCGGGAGGAAATACGATTTTCGGATCAATTATTGCACTTGGGGGAAACTTTGGATTAGGCGGCACAATTAATACGGGAACTGGCGGATTAGCATCGCTAAATTCCAACGCAGGCGCGTCTGCGGCAGTCAATGGGGGATCGGGCGGCGGTGGGTTTCCGTCTGGCATCACAGTTGCGTGGATGTTTGGCGGCGCGGGAGGCGGCGCGGGGGGTGGCATTTCAAGCAGCAATTCATCGTTTGCTGGAGGCGCAGGGGGGCGATCAAATGCACTAAATTTAACTGGCGGCGCTTTAGGCTCGAGTGCTGGGACAAACGGCGGCGCCGGGAACGCAAACACAAACGCGTCCGCCGGTCTAATCGCTGTTGGGTCTGGCGGAGGCGGAGGTGGATCATCTGCGACGGTAAACGGCGGGAGCGGTGGCGCTGGCGGATTTCCATCTGGCGGGGGCGGGGGCGGCGGAGCAACGACCGCAGGGACGTCATCCGGCGCAGGCGGCGCAGGCGCAGCGGGGATTGCAATCATTACGACCTATTTTTAATGAACTACGCAATTTACGAAACCGCAACCGGACTGATTGCGAACATTTGCATTTGGGATGGGGAGGCTTACTGGCACCCAGGCGAAGGGCTCAACGTTGTTGCACTGGCCGACTCTGGCGCAGGCATTGGTTGGACCTACAGCAACGGCACTTTCAAACCACCCACTGAATGAGCTGTCCTCCATCATTAAAAACCGTTTGCGTTGAGATCCTCGAGGGACAGCGGGGACCGCAGGGATTGCAGGGTGTTCAAGGCATTCAGGGGCCGAGCGGACCAGTCGGAGCGTCGGGGCTATCCGTCAAAGGCGACACCGGCGAAGCATCGACCATTGCGGGCGCTACGGGGGCGACTGGCCCCGCTGGCGCATCGATCAAAGGGGACAGCGGCGAGCGCGGTGAAAAGGGCAGTACCGGGCAGCAGGGCATCCAAGGCATCCAAGGGGTGCAGGGCTTGCAAGGCAATGTCGGGGCCACCGGAAGCACCGGCCCAGCCGGGGCGGTCGGAGCGTCGGGGTTGTCAGTGACCGGCAGCACGGGCGCTACCGGAGCACAAGGCCCTTCGGGTGTTCCATCAACAGTTGCGGGACCTCAGGGGGCGACGGGCGCCACCGGACCAGTAGCGACGCCGGCTTTTGCTTGGGACCTAACGACCTCAAGCGGAGCGGCGCTTGAAACTCTTTCCATCAACGGCTTCACGACCGACGACATCCCGGCGCTTTACCACGTTTCAATTGATGGCGTGAATCAGCACGCCGACGCTTACACGCTCGCCGGCGGGATCCTGACCTTTGCAGAGACGGTTGACGCGGCCGCACAGGTAGAAGTCAAAAGACCCAAACTCGTATGAACTACATCCTTGATCGACTGAAAGAGCCTTCAACCTGGCGCGGCATCCTAGCAATGATCACCGCGGTCGGCGTCAAACTGCATCCTGAAATGCAGGAAGCCATCATTTCCGCGGGACTCGCGCTTATCGGTATGGTGAACATCTTCCGCAAGGAGTCGTGATTGTTCCGCTGATCAAAGCGGTCCAGTATTTGCTCGAGTTAAAAGCGGTTCGGGCGCGGTGGGACCTCGAGCGGGAGATTGAAAACTATGTCCAGCACGTTGAAGACCTCATTACAGCAAAACGCGACGCTGGCGATCATGCTGGGGCTGATCTTTTGCGGCACCAGTTGCTCCGGTCCTCGAGCGTTGCCATCCCTAAACAACCAGATTCTGCGGTTGAAATCGGGGGAACGGTACGCGGCGCAGGCGGATGAAACTTGGCACTCGGATGGACGTTTTCGTGCGCTAGAGCAGGAACTGATCAATGCAACCGCAGCGCTTAAACAAGCACAAAACCGATGAATTTAAAAGACGCTGGGATCGACCTAGGGCTTGCAATTGCTGGACTGTTCGGAAGCATACTAATGAGCAGCAAGCAAGCTGGTGCGAATCTGCCGAGAGCAATTGCGTCACTTGTTGGAGGTGCGGCGTCTGCGAACTATGTCACGCCCCTGCTTTTAAAAATCGCGCACCTTGAAGGGGAACCGCAGTACGGGTACGCCGCCGGCTTTTTGCTAGGATTTTGCGGACTTCGGGCAGTCGAAACACTCAGCGAGAAACTAATCCCATCAAATGAACTTCAGTCCACTAGTACTCGCAAACGCACTCGCAAATAGCGTGCTCGCCGTTTCGGCAATTCACTTGTGGCTCAAAATCTTTGGGCACGATGATTCGCCGATCTACCGACACAAATATGCGGCTCACCTTTGCAAATTGGCAACGACGGTTACAATTTGCGGATCTGTCGCAAACATCTTCGCCCATGAACCGCCACCGATTACCGAATTCATCCTCAACATCGGCGTCGCGTGCAATTACGTCTGGTTGTCGTGGTTTTCGAGCTTAACAGTTGACGCACCCACAAAGAAGAATGGACACGCACCCAAACCCACTCCCCGCGCTCGGGCTAAACGTCGCAGCGCTCGCGCTTAGTTTCTCGGGCATTGAGCAGGGACTGCGGATTGCGGGGCTCCTTTTTAGCGTACTCATCGGGGCGATCACTTTGTTCCGAATGCTCAACAAATGAAACTTTCCGACGCGGGACTGGAACTCCTCCTCGAGCATGAGGTCGGGGGCGGACAGGCTTATTTTGAAAAGTATTTGGCCGTGCCAACGTGGCCGGGCTTTGAATCGGGCGTGACCATTGGAATCGGGTATGACCTAGGCTACGCAACCGAAACGGCTTTTAAGACGCATTGGAGCGCGCTGGATGAGGAGGTCCTCGAGCGTCTTGGGAAATCAATTGGCATCAAAGCGCTCAACGCGCGCCCCTTTGTTTCTGCGTTTAAGGATATCAAAATCGAGTGGGAACTGGCGCTCGAAGTTTTTAAAAATCACACTTGCGCGCAACACACCATTAACATGCTCCGCTTTGCGCCGGCGGCGGTTGACCTTCCGCCCGACGCGCAGGCGGCACTGTTTAGCCTAGTTTTTAACCGCGGAGCCTCGACCAAAGGGGAGCGACGCGTTGAGATGGCGCAAATCGCTCAGGTGATCAGCGCCGGTCAACCCGAGAAGGTTCCGTTTTTGATTCGCTCAATGAAACGACTTTGGCCGCAGGGATCCGGGCTTGTCCGCCGTCGGGAGGATGAAGCCAAACTTTGGGAATCAGCTTTTGCATGAAACCAAAATCCGCGTGGCAATGGCAGGAAATCAGCCGAAATGTGCACGCAGGCATTTTGTCAGTCAAAAGCGTCAAGGACGAGGGGTGGGTCCTGCTAGTGTCAGACGTGCATTGGGACAACCCGAAATGCGACAGGAAAAGACTCAAACGGGATTTTGACGAGGCGGTCAAACGGGACGCGTTGATCGTTTCAAACGGCGATTTCTTTTGCGCGATGCAGGGCAAGTACGACCGACGCTCGAGTAAAAAAGACCTCAGGCCGGAGCATCAAAAAAACAACTACCTCGACGCGCTTGTCGAAACCGCAGCGGATTGGCTTGAGCCTTACAAACGCAACCTGGCGTTACTCGGGCAGGGGAACCACGAGACCGCCATCGCAAAGAATCACGAAACCGATTTACTCGACCGGCTGGCATGCACGATGCGGCGCCGCGGAGGCATCACGACGGTCGGCGGCTATTCGGGCTACGTCCGATTTATCTGTTCACTTGGGGGCATCAAGCGGGATGGAATTGTTTACCATTACCACCACGGACCTAATGCCGGGGGACCCGTCACCAAGGGCGTGATCGGCGCAAACCGGATGTCGAGCTACTTAACGGACGCGCATATCGTCCATACCGGACACTCGCATGATTCTTGGCAATTTCCGATCCGACGGCTACGGCTGACGAATCACAACAAAATCCAACAGGAAACGCAGATGCACATCCGCACCGGCGGCTATAAGGATGAGTATGGAGAGGGGATCGGCGGCTGGGCAATCGAGCGGGGAATGCCACCTAAGGTCCAAGGGGGCGCCTGGGTGCGGATCTACGCGGAACCCGGAGACGCGCGGCTTTATAACTTTGAAATCACCGCGACCCGATGAGCGACGACGAAAAAATGCAAATCATCCAGCGAGCAAAGGATTTGCTGTGCGAACATTTTGAGGCCGGTGAGATTTTAGTCCAAGACCACGACCCCGAAACCGATGAGACCGCCACCTGGACGGGCGGATGGGGCAACCGATTAGCGCGGGACAGGCACATCGCGCTCCGGTATCAAGAACGGGTAATCATCGGCGACCGTCCCGATGACGACGACGACGAGGAAGACGACGACGAGACCGCAGCAACTTGACCCTAAGACAGATTGTGGCAATTTGCGATTGCCCATTGCGGGTCGCGGCGTCGGGTTAGTCGTGTTTCTCGGCGCCGCGTCACTTTCCAATACCCATGAGATTCCACATTCCCGGGCTTGCCCATACCGTAACCGAGTCAAGCCAGTACAGCGCATGCGCGTTCACTCAAAAGGTTTTCAAACTTTGCGGCATGCTGAAGGGGCTCGGGCATCACGTCATCCACTACGGGCACGAACGCTCGACCGTTGACTGTTCGGAGCATGTGACCGTGACCAATGATGAGGTTCTGCGGGAGGCGTACGGGGATTACAACTGGCGAAAAGAATTCTTTAAACACGACCAGAATGATCACGCTTTCCGCGTGCATGCTGAAAATACCGTGCAGGCAATTCAACACCGGAAGCGCCCCAACGACTTTTTATTGTTACCCTTCGGCTGGGGACACAAGCGGATTGCCGACGCGCACAAGGATCTGATTTGCGTCGAGTCGGGGATCGGATACAGCGATTCATTTGCTCAATTTAAAATCTTTGAATCCTACGCGCTGATGCACGCGTTTCACGGGACGGAATTCGTGCGGGAGGCAAAAATGGGTTTTTACAATTCATTCGTGGTCCCAAACCATTTCGACCCGGAGGACTTTAGTTTCAAGCTCGAGCGGGAGGACTGGATTCTTTACCTCGGGCGCATGACGCAGGGCAAAGGGCTCCACATCATCCTCGACGCAACGCGGAGGGCGGGAAAGCGGCTTATCGTCGCAGGGCAGGGCGATTTCAAGGACATCCCATACACCGGATCAATGGATCATGTGGAGTACGTCGGATATGCGGATCGCGAGAAGCGTCGGGACTTAATGAGCCGATGCGGGGCGCTAATCATCCTCTCGCAATACATCGAACCGTTCGGTGGCGTGGCGGTGGAGGCGATGATGAGTGGGGCGCCGGTGATCGCGTCGGATTGGGGGGTATTTCCTGAAACCATCCGGCACGGGGAGACGGGCTATCGGGTGCGGACGATGGAAGACACCGTATGGGCGCTTAAAAACGTGGGGCGCATCTCTCCTACTGTTTGCCGAGATTGGGCTGTGAAAAACTACAGCAACGAGCGGGTTGGGCGGATGTATAACGAAGTTTTCCGCAAGATCCTCGATATTTACGACGGGAGCGGCGGATGGTACGCAGAACGACCGGAGCGCACCGACCTCGAGTGGCTTCGGAAATATTGACCATTTCGGTAATCTCAACAAAATGGAACCTCACACGACATTTGACCACGCCGCGCTCGACTCGGAGGCCGAAATCGTCGCCGAGGAGCTGCGGTTGAGCGTCGCCCAGGCGCAGCGGGTCGTTGAGTGGCGGCGCCGGCAGGAAGCGCAGTCCACCAGGGCAACGCAGGCCGATCAACTTGGGCGCGTTTGCCAATTCTTTTTGGCGGAGGGCCAAAACGCACGACTAGCCGCGGTAGCGCTTTGCTTCGCCGCTGGACTCAACCGGCGCATTCGCTGGAATAGCATGCGGGATGCGGCTAAAGAGCTCGGTTACACCGTTGCGGAAATTTCCAAACTCACGCTCAAGGCGCAGGACGCGCTCGGACTACCTCGGAACCTAAACAACAAACGCGCGGAGCACGCCGGCACCTACTCAGCGGTGCAGGCGGCGAACCCGTGGCGGAGCAGAAAATTCAAATTATGATCACCCAGGACAATCAACCGTACTCAATCCACGCGCAGGGACTTCAACTCGGGGCGCAGGCATCGCAGGAACAGGCCAAGTGGGCGTTTCAGCAACTCGAGACACTCAGCCAGGGATTGAACTACGCGATCGGCGACTGGGCTATTGTTTGCGAGGAGCGGTTCGGAAAAGACTGGGTAAACGAGATCCTTGAGCAGTCCACGTTCAGCTTCGACGAGCTTAACGCGTCGGTATCTGTCGCACGCAAAATCCCTCCTAGCAAGCGAGTTGCGTCACTAAGTTTCGAGCATCACGTCATCGCATCGCGGCACGAACAACCGGAGCTTGCGCTTAGTTGGGCGCAGTCGCAACAACTCACGCCGCAGGAGCTTGCGGTCTGCATGCGAACGGGTAAGCAAATGACTAGAGCCGAAATTGCGGCGGGGCGGTCCGTAAACACTTGGACGACGCCGCTTTCCGTTGTCGACAAGTTTACGTCGTGGAGAAAGAAAGTTCCCGTAAGTGACTGGACGCGAGAAGATAAGGAACAGGTGCTGCGGGACTTTGAGCCGGTGATCGAATTTCTGAACGAAATCCGCGCTGGACTGTAAAAAATCTCGAAGTAATTTTTTGCGATTCTTGTAACTCCCGCAGCTTCATCAAGTTACGGGGCGCAAATTATTTTGCAAAAATGCTTGCACGGGGGCTCAGGTCCGTATGTAGTGGGCGCCGTCACAACGACACCAACCTAAAACAAACACGACAATGACTATTCTTAACCTGCTTCCTTACGTTCGCGAGACTCGCCGATTTGGCGTAACTTACGTTCATTCTGCTACGCGCGCTGTTGTTCATGGCTTTGACGGTCTTACTGGCACTCTAGATGGGCGCCCGGTGCGCGCCACTTACTGCGGGTGGGGGCGCTCACTGCAAACTGCGCGCGGCCACAAATACAAAGCGCATTTGCGCTACGTCGATACCGACAAGCCAGTGCCAACAAAATTGATTGATCAGGTGCAGCCTTAAAAACACGGCCATGACAAAGTTAAACATCTTCTGGATCTCCGCCGTAATGGCGGCAAGCGACATTGCTATGCTCAGTCAATTTGCCGGCACCGGCACGGCAATTGTTTACGCGGTATTGACCGGCACAGCGCTGTTTCTGATGGTGCAGGCGGCAATAGCGCAGGTGGAGGAAAAATGAGCCTTTACACTAAAGAATTTGCAGAGTCGATTTGGCTTCCTTTTACAGGCGGACCGTTTCGAGATGCAATCGCAAACGTGCATTCGACCATTGATGAGTTGCTGGCTGATCCTCGCAGCTTTGAAACTGCAACAGGCGGCAAATTTACAGAGACAGAGGTCGGAAATTTGTGGGGGATGGTTACCGCACAAAAGCGGCGCGTGCAGGCGCTTTATTTGGCCGCAACGACTTCGCTTTCATTTTTTGCAGCGCAGGATTTAGCGGAGGAGCAAATCGGATGAGGCAGGCAGCACAACGAAGCCTGACGCTTCACGGTGGATTGCCAATCGCACGCGGATGCGCGGTTTACCCAGACTTTCCAGAAGCTCGTGAAATCTCAGCAGCTTGCGACGCCTGGCTTCGCAAACGCGGACTAATTGAGCCCGACAATTTTTGCTACGGAGCAAAGACCAAACAACAAACCCAAGAAAAAAACACGACAGATGAAACGACTCTACTTTGACATTGAGACCGGACCCGCCGACGACGCGGTCCAATTTGAACCAACCTTTGAAGCGTCAAAGGTTTTAAAGGACCCCGTCAAGATTGCGGCGGACATCGCTGACAAACGCGCGGCGTGGTGGGATCGACTGGCGCTTTCGGCGCTCACCGGGCAGGTCTTGGCGATCGGCTGGGCAGGGGATGACGGGGAGGTGACGGTGATTACTCAGACCTCAATTGTTTCCGAGGTCGACGTCATCACGGCGTTCTGGAACGCGACCCGAAGCGCTGAGACGCTTGTCGGATTCAACTCCAACGCGTTCGACCTTCCGTTTCTATGGAGGCGCAGCATCAAGCTCGGGATCGTCATTCCTGAAGGAATCTTTGAGCCGAATCGCCGGCTTTTCAGCAACAACATTGACCTCATGGAGCGGTGGTGCTGGTTTGATAGTCAGGCGCGAGTCAGCCTGGATAATCTTGCCAAGTTTTGCGGATTCCCAGCCAAAAAAGGATCCGGCAAGCATTTTGCGGAGCTAATGCGGGAAAACATTGAGGAGGCCGTGGCGTACTTGGTTCACGATGTGAAGCTCACCAGGGCAATCGGGAGGAGGATGGGCGTATGACCATTGAGGAATTTAAAGAGCTTCAGGAATGTTACTACGCGTCCCTCGACTTAATCATTCACGGGCGCCCCAAGGACACCAACGGCGACTCCGGTGATTGGTGGCGGAGGGCAGTCCACATCACACTTAAAGAATTTGCCGACCTAATTCAAAAACATGACCCACGTCAAGCACTTACAGAGACTCCTGCTAACCATCCTGATCGGGGCACTAATTGAGGCCGGTTGGCACGGATTGACCGCATGCCTAGGCATCACGGGCTACGAGATTACAATCTTCGAGGGAGCACTTCTTTACATTTGCACAGCCAATGAATGAGGCACAATTGAAAGCACGAATCGCGCAGCTTGAAATCGAGCTGGCGCGGGTGAAAAAAGAGCGGGAACTGGAGTCGGTTTTGCAAGCGAGGATTGCGGCAAACGCCGATCGGTACTTTTTGCAATTGGAGGCAATCAAACATGCCACCTTTGCGGACATTCACGGGATTGTCGTGGCGGATGTCGAAGACTTCAGCGGATTGGAGGAGCGGGAATGATCGACTACGACCTTGCAAATAGAATTGTCCTGGACGGACTTCGCAAGGGGATCGTGAAGTTTCCCTTTGAGATCCTAAAAGAAAAGGAACCAGGGCGCCGGAAGACAACGACCGGAGCATGCTTCCGGTGCGGCGTCGAGTTTCAGCGGAACACGACGAACACGAAATACTGTTTGGACTGTCACGAAGCAATGCGGATCGACCGTCGGGCTGCGGCAAAAATGTCGGTTGCGAGACCCTAAAACTCGACCGGTTGACCTGCCCCCGGGACAAGGGTGGGAAGTTACAAAGAACACTAAACATGGCAGTACTAACAGCAAACAGCGGCGGCGGATCACGCA